ATGAGGAGTCTTATCAGCAAGCATTGATTGACGATTTGAGGCAACAGGGACAAGCCTATGTGGATGCGAACTGTGTTCCGCAAGTAAATTACACTCTGAGAGCCAATTTGGAGAAGGTTACAGACATCGGTGACACTGTAGAAGTCATAGATGAGAGATTAGGAATCAATCTGATGACCAATGTCATTGCATATGAGTATGATTGCATCCTTGGGAAGTATACAGAGGTTGAATTTGGCAATTTCAAACAGACCTTATCCGGTTTGGTTGGAAATATCCAGACAACGACCGAGAAACTTGTCGAAGAGAAGACAGATGCAGTCCGGATCGTTCTTGATGAGAACTTGAAGACTGCAACAGACAGGATCTGGAGTGTCTTGGGTGACTCTTATGTGATTGATGAAGGAGACAAGATCCTGATCGTTGATTCTCTTCCGAAAGAGACTGCTCAGTATGTCATCATGCTTAATAGTGCAGGAATAGGATTCTCCAACACTGGCATCAATGGCACATTTAATAGTGCATGGACGATAGATGGCACTCTGGACATGCAGCAGATCAATGTGATCAACCTGACTGCCAATCTGATCAAAGGTGGAACACTCAAATTAGGATCTAATCTTAACGAGGATGGCATTCTTGAAGTCTATGACTCCCAGAACAACCTCATCGGTGTTCTCGATAAGGATGGATTAAGGATGTATGGCATCGATGGATCTTATGTCCTTATGAATAGTGATGTCGGATTTGCAGGATTCGACCGGAACGGAACAAAGATCTACTGGGTCAGTCAGGACGAGTTCCATATGAGAAAAAGTGTGGTCGAGGAAGAGATCACTCTGTGCAATAAGATGAGATTCATCCCTATTACCATCTATGATGACAATCAAAACATAGTGAATGACGGAATCGGACTTGTGTCTGTCGCATCGTAAGGAGGAAACATGGCTATATCAAAAACTTTGACCTTGTCGAGTGGAGTCAGTTATGCTCCTTATGGCGAACTGATCGTCACAGAGACTGCGACATCAATTCCGAACAACACATCGACACTGTCCATTAAGCTTGTCCTGCATAGACCATATGCGATCCAGTCAACTGCTCCTAAGACTGCCTCTGCCACCATTAACGGAACAACTCACTCATGGTCTGGAACTATTGGAGGATCTGGTGATCTGACTCTGATCAACAAGACTCAGACTGTCACTCACGACTCTGATGGAACTAAGGAAGACATGTCCATATCCGCTAAGATCCAGTTGGATGTCAATTGGGGTGGCACTCAGATAGGCACCATCTCCAATTCCGGAACAATGGATCTGAGCGATATTCCGAGATATGCTACAGTGACACAGTCTTTAGCTTCCAAAACAGAGACCACAATCACAATGAACTGGTCATCTGACTCCATCATTGATTATATCTGGTATTCCACAAACGATGGATCTTCTTGGACTGGCATAAATGTCACAGATGGAAAGAGCGGATCATATACGATCACTGGTCTTTCTGCGAATACTCTATACAAAATCAAGACGAGTGTCAGGAGAAAAGATTCTCAGCTTTCGACCAATTCAACGAAACTGGAAGTCACAACTTATGCATATCCTTATGCAAGCAGTATGCCTGATATCGTTATAGGCAATTCTGCGACCATCAAAGTTTATAATCCTCTTGGAAGATCATACACTTTGACCATCATTGCTTCGGATAATCAAGAGGTCACAACCGCATCCTCCTACACCGGAACATCTGTCTCAGGATTCAAGTCTTCTGAATATCTGACTCTCTTTTATAACTCGATTCCTAATTCTAAAAGCGGAACATATAAAGTTAGAATCAATTATGGCTCACATAAAGAGACAAGGACTGGAGGAAAATATTCTGTCAATGAGTCAGAATGTACTCCAACGATCACTGCTTTATCATATGCGGATATCAATCCGGTCAGTATCGCAGTCACACAGGATGATTCTCTGATCGTGCAGAATATAAGCAGTGCAAGGTTCTTAGCGGAAGGGCTTTCCGCAAAGCATTCTGCAACTCTTTCTTCCGTGAGCGTTTCTGTAAACAATACGACTCACACCATGAGCATCACACCATCCGGTGATTCTGCGGTCTCTCAAGGCTTTGAGATCAACTCTGGATCAAACGTTATAGCAACAGTTACTGTTACTGATTCCAGAGGCATCAAGGCAACAAAAACAGTCACTGTCAAGATGGCTGAGTGGAATATTCCTTCTGCGATCATCACGATGGAGCGACACAATAACTACTATTCCGAGACAGACATCACCATAGATGCAGATTGGTCTTTTGTCGATGGGAAAAACTCTGTAACCATTCAATACCAGTACAAGAAGGTTGAAGACACAGAGTGGTCTGCTTTAGTCACTGCGGAAGACAACGTTACATCTACATTCACTGCGGATAACTTGTTTGAGTGGAATGTCCGTGTTATTGTGACAGATCGCTTTGGCGGTACTGCCACATATAACAAAACTCTTCAGATCGGTATGCCGATTGCGTTCTTTGACAGAGCCAAGGAAAGTGTCGGGATCAACCAGTTTCCTCAAAATGAGAAGACTCTGGAGTCTTCCGGAGACATCTATGAAGGTGGGGAAACATTGTTCAATAAATACTCCACAAGGTTGCTGATGTCAAATGGAAATGGAGATTTTGAAGACAATACATTAGTCTCATCCGGAACATGGACGACCGCAGGAAGCATAGTTGTTCCGGCAGGGCCTGTGTTGGTTTTGTGCTATGCTTCATTCCAGAGCAACGCAACTGGACACAGAATGCTTCTAATGGCAGAAAGTTCAACAAGTACTTCAAGAGCATTCTTGGTGGCTCATGATTATCGAATGGCATACAATGGAAACATCACTGGTTTACACTGTATGTTTACCGCAAACAATTCTGTCCAAAGAACCTACTATGGCAGAGTTTATCAGGACAGTGGATCGGATCTGAGATGTACAGTCAGATATTCGATAATAAAGCTTAACTCAGATTAAGGAGGAAGATCATGTTTCAGTTTTACACTGTCGAGATGCAAAGGACACATGAAGGTGAGTTATCGCATGATGTCAAATGGTACTGGGATGAGGACGAAGAGAAAGCAAAATTAAAAGCGGAATCCGGTTATCACGAAATCATGAGTCGTGCAGCCATCAGCGATAATGCAATGCATTCTGTGATTATGTTCAGTGAGAAAGGAATGCTTATTGCAAATGGATATTACACTCATGCTGCGGAGGAGGCGAAAGAATGAGCGGAATCACACTTGGTCAGATCGGCATAGCTATCACTTTTCTTGTCGGTCTGATCTCTGGCATCAGTTATCTTCACACACATCTCAAGATCTGGATTTCTCAAGCACTCAAGGATCAGTTGGACTCGATAAATGGTCGAATCAATGATCTATCCTCCCAGATTGATGAGGTGGACATTGAATCAACCAAGAATTATCTTGTCACATTCTTGAGTGCATTGGAGAAGGATCAAACCATTGACGATCTGGAAGTGGAGCGATTCTGGGAGCAATATCAGCATTACAGAAAAAAGGGAGGAAACTCCTACATTGAGCGAAAGGTCGAACTCTTAAAGAGTGAGGGCAGAATCTAACGCAGATTCAACACAGATTCTGCGTTGAAAGGCAGGAGAGATCCTGCCTCTTTTATTTTGTCCAATGGTACGGATAAAACCGTATAAAATAGACAAAAGAACGAGGAAATCTTTGGTTATTCTGCTAATTGTAAATGTACGGATATAAGCGTATAATAGAATCATCAAAAGACAAGGAGATCACAACAATGAAAAATCAGTTTGGACTTGAAGCTTGCATGGAATCCGTAAAATTCGACATCGAATTTCTTCACAAAAACCCATTTGAACTGCTTGGTCGGTGGATGGTTCGTGCAGAACAGGACATCTTCTTCAACAAAAACATGATCACTGCTCTGAAGCAGTACATCGCAGAACACAATCTGGAGTGGGACGACTGAGAGCAACCTAAACCGAGCGGAGGCGGTCAATCCTCCGCACCAAATCAAACATCAGGAGGACATAGAAATGAAATTTTACTACAACGGAAAACTTGTTCGGACAAGCACTCACAATTATACTCATGCGGTCATCAACACTAAGAATGGCAATGTGGTAGGATGCAGGACATCAGAAGATGCAGCGCAAAAGGTTATCTCCTCTGAGATTAGCCTGTACAGAACAGGCATCCAGAACGAAATGAGCCTGATGAGGGCATTGGAACAGGGGAAGAAATCCTATCTGGTGAAGGTCGGTCACAGATCTTTCATGGAGCGTGTCACCGAGTCAAATTCTATTCAGCGTTGTCAGGAATGGATCGAGAGCAATGAGAGACAGATCGAGTACATCCGGAAGAACTGGAAGGTTGTAGAACTTGAAGTCAGATGAAAAGGAGTCTGGGCGAGTCGGACATAAACGAGCAGAAAGGACAGAAAGATGGCAACATTGATCAAGATCGACAAGAATGGAAGCAAGCATTTCGAAGGGACGATCAAGTGTGACAGATGTGGTGGACAAGGTGGTGCTGATGCCTGGAAGGAAACAGGATGGACTTGTTACAAGTGTGGTGGAACTGGTTATGTCTATGCTAAATGGATTGAGAGGACTCCAGAATATCAATCAAAGCTTGATGCAAGGAGAAAGGCAAGACTGGAAAAGAAGCTTGCAGAACAGGAAGCGGAACAAGCGGAACAGGAGCGGATCAGAAAAGAAGCAGAGGAAGCAAGGATCGCAGAGGAGGAAAGGATCAAGGCTCTCAAGGCAGTCAGTCAGTATGTCGGACAAGCCGGTGAAAAGATCACAGTCAAAGCTACATTCGATCACAGTGCATGGTTTGAGACTCATGTTGGATGGATGACTAACACGATGTACATCCACACATTCAAGGATGCGGATGGCAATGTGATCATCTGGAAGACCTCCAAAGGTCTTGGATCGATGAATTTGCAGGATGGTGACACAGTTGAGATTACTGGCACAGTAAAAGAGCATTCCGAGTATAAGGACGAAAAACAAACTGCACTGATCAGATGCAAGATCACAAAGGCATGATGATATTTGCCTCATATAGGCTTTTGATTCTTCCGGATGATGAAATAGTCAAAGCATCATCCGGAAGGTCTTAAATCGAAAAACAAGCGGTTTTAGGAGGAAATATGAAACGAGCATCCATTTTCATGATTCTGGTAGAGCGTGAAGGAACAGGATCGAAATGTCCCTACATGGAAGAAGGATTCACTGCACAGGAAGCGGTTGACAAGGTGAAAGCATACATTAAAGATTATGAAAAGATCATGTATGTGTTCAAGTTAGAGAAGAACTTGTCTTGACATCAGTGATATAATCAAGTCAAAAAGGAGATTGACATGACTAATCTAAAGAGAATCAGAGAATCAAGAGGACTGACACAGTCTCAGCTTGCTAAACTGGCAGATATAGATGTCAGAGCAGTCCAAGACTATGAACAGGGCAAGAGTGACATCAACAAAGCATCAGTGATCAGAGTCTATCGTCTGTCAAAGGCTCTGAAGTGTAAGATTGAAGACATCATGGAATTATAACCACCTAACAATGGTGGTTATTTTTCGATTTAAGGCTTTTTAGACTCTGAATGGAGAAATACTTACAGAACAAGCTAAAATGGATTTTAGAGGGCAAATAACAAGCCTCAGAGGCAGAAGAAAAGCAAATGACTCTGCATCTGCTCATATTATTTTTGTAAATAAGGTTGGTTATTAAAATAAAAGGGTCTATTTGCGTAAAAAATAAGAACCGCATGAAACACAATGTCATGCGGTTTTTTCTATTTATGCAAATTTCCATTTTATGATGATATCATCACCATCGATGATGATTCTATCGATCAGAGTCTCGATAGTGAGTCTTATCTCATCGAAAGATCCTCTGTCAAGGATATCACCAAACGATGAAATGATATCTGTGGCTTCTTCGACTGCCATCTCTGACTTTCTCAAAGATTGCAGTTCTCTCTCCAGTTTCATCTTCCGATCATCCAAGGGATCTGTCTTCTTTTGAAGTTCCTCCATTGAATATTTTCCAAGTCCATATAAGTCAAGAAATCTGGATCGCTGAGTGTCTATGCTCTCGATCTCTTTTTTTATGATCCTTTCCCTGTCTCGATCATCAGGAGTCAGGTTCTCATCCCTGATCTCTGCGATGTATTCCGGATCAGTCGAGAGTTTCCGGATCTCATCGAAGATGATCTGATCCAGATCATCCTGTCTGTAGGTTTTATTCTTGCATGTCGGATCTTTTATCATGGATAGGTTCTGTCTTCTTCGTGAGTAGCAGGAATAGTAGTTATATCTCTTTCCTTTCCACTCGGAATAAGAATATCCGTATTTCGCACCACAGTTTTTGCAGTAAATCATGCCTCCGAGGAGCGATAGTTGACCTCCTTTCTTTTTTCCTCCTCCTCTGGAATACATATCTGATCGCATGGACTTGATCTCATTGGCTTTCCGGAATGTTTCATCATCTATGATGGCTTGGTGATTCCCTTTATAAGTGTTTCGAGCGAACTTAACATCTCCGATGTACAAACGACTCTGGATGATGCCACTCATCCTTTTTGCAGTCCATTTCCCATATTTATGATAGTATCCCTTGTCTGCAAAAGTCTGCTCGATCTTCTTGAAGGATGCTCCTGTCAGATACATGTCGAACAGATCCCTTATCTGCATTGCTTCAAACTCGTTTATGACCAACTCTCCATCGATATAGTCATATCCGATAGGAGCGAGACCTCCTCCGATGTACTTACCCTCTTTCGCTCTTCCTTCTCTGCCCATGGACATGCGCTCTTTGATCTGCTCCCTCTCAAGCTGCGCAAACACTGCAAGGATTCCGATCATGGCTCTTCCGAATGGAGTTGAAGTGTCGAAATTCTCATTCATGCTGACGAAATCACAGTTATTTGCGAGAAACACATCTTCGATGAGTTCAAGAGTGTCTTTCTGAGATCGTGAGAGTCGGTCAAGCTTGTAGACAAGGACGATGTCTGCCATTCCTCTTCTGATCGACTCGATCATGTCCTGCAACGATGGTCTGTTAGTGTTTCCTCCAGAATATCCTGCATCAACATATTTTTTGACTATTATCCATCCATGTGCTTCCGAATACTTCTTCAGTCTGTCGATCTGCTCGTCAATGGAATATCCTTCTTTCGCTTGTTCCTGTGTCGATACTCGAACGTATAGAAAGACTCTTTTCTCACTGTTCATTTTGTCTGATCCTGTTTCTTTTAATGATCTCGATGCCGATGTCGATTGCATCCAGGAGCATATCGATCTCATTCTGGGACATTGGTTCTCCGTTTATCGTCAGATAATCATAACCTTGGATATTGCTTTTGGTATTCTCCAAGATCCTGTCTATGTCTGCAATTCGAGACTTATCCGACTCCACAGGAACGATTCTGTCCTGTGCTAATTCATCTGTACTGATCTCCAGTTCCTGACAGATCTTGATAATATTACTAACATTGGCTTTATGCACTCCCTTCTTCATTATCGTGGCAAAAGTGGAGTTTGCCATGTCGATGCTTCGAGTAAATTCACGGATACTGCCATATCTGGCGATGATCAATTCTTTGAGTTTTTCTTCTATCGTCATTATAAACACCATCCTTTCTGCCATCATTATATTGCCAATCTTTCGAAATATCAATACATCTTTTCGAATTTTCGAAAATGCAATATGCGAAAAAACGCATAAATAAAGGATTCTGAATGGTTTTGGGTTGCAATATTGTTCGATAAAACGAAATTACATATTGACGATTTCGGAAAAGCGACTATAATAATAGTTAGATGTTCGTAAAACCGAACACAAACAAGTAACAAATACAGTTAAACGAACAGGAGGAATCGCATGTATCCTAATTTGAAGAATGAGATGGTCAAGAGAAAGCTGACACAGAATGATCTTGCTGAAAGCATTGGATGCACAAGGGCAACGATGTCTCTCAAGCTTTCTGGAAAAGCACCAATCACTCTGGATGAAGCTTTCTCGATAAAGAAAGCAGTTAAGACAAGAATGTCGTTGGATGTCTTATTTGCAAAGGAAGCAGTCTGATGGTCATCCACATCATGAGAGATGGAACGATCCATCACGACATAAGAGGTTATGTGGTTAAACGAAAGGAAGCGATCGTGATCTATGATCTGATGGATCGCTTGACTAAGAAAGGACAAAAAAATGAAAAACATCTTAATCACTCTGTATGCGTTCGCTGATCTGATGATGATTTTACTGACCATCGGTCTTGCTGACAATTATCCTGTCTGGAGCGTGATCACTGCTCTGATTGCGCTTGTCATGGTGCTTCCGCTTTACAATTACCAGAAGAGACTGGAGGATGAACTGTGAAATACTATGTCGATATTGTTCTGGACAATGACGAGTCTGTGGACATGCATGTGGACTATCTGATGGTCTATGAATGGTGTAAGGAATTGAACAATCCGATGACCAGATTCATTCAGATCGGAGATCAGATCGTGAGAAAAGAAGATGTGAAGATGATCATCACATATACGGAGGGAAAAAATGAATAATGTAAGCTTGACCGGAAGAACGACTGACCACATTGATGTCAGATACACTCAGAGTCAGAAAGCAGTCACAAGATTCACTCTGGCAGTCAATCGGGATGTCAAAAAAGAGGATGGAACAAGGGAAGCGGACTTCATCACATGTGTCGCATGGGGAAAGACTTCGGAACTACTTGGAAAGTATGTTCAGAAGGGCGACCGGATCGGAGTTGTCGGTCGCATCCAGACAGGATCATATGAGAAGGACGGTCGGAAGATCTACACGACAGAGGTTATTGTTGAGAAACTGGAGTTCTTGCAGAATAAGCGAGAAGAACCGCATGAAGAACCACAGTCCAATGATTTTGTTCCACTCGAAGATACAGACGATGATCTTCCGTTTTGAGGTTGAAATATGAGCAAGTCTGTAATGCAGAATAAAAGAGTGTGCTATTTCTGCGGACAACCTTTTGCGCTCCAACGACATCACATCTATGGAGGCATAGGACGCAGAACATTGTCTGAGAAATATGGATTCTGGGTCTATCTGTGCATGGATCATCACACTGGGGATCATGGAGTGCATTTTAACAAGGATCTGGATCTGTGTCTGAAACGAGAAGGACAACGAATCTGGGAGCGGACGAGATCCAGAGAGGATTTCATAAAAACATTCAACAGATCATATCTATAGGAGGATGAAAGATGTTCTTTATAGGTTTTTTCACAGGAGTATTTGTCGGCATCGTGCTTATGTCACTTCTGGAGGTGAACAAATGATGGATACAAGATCTGAAGCAAATGCAAGCGTTGATCGTGCGAAAAGATATTCTCAGATCATCGAGTGCTTATCTGATAATCCTAATCAAACGGCTAAAGAGATTGCAGTTCGAATGATGCGGAAGGGATACATTCCCACATCCGAAAGGAATTTCACTGCTCCGAGGCTCACCGAGTTGCAGCGGATGAAGGTCGTTAAGATCACTGGGAAGAAGAGATGTTTCTACACCGGAAAGATGGTTTCCGCATACAGTCTGATGGATCAGGAGGATTGAGATGGCAGACAATCGATATTACTGGCTCAAGCTGAAGAGGGATTTTTTCAAGAGGCATGATATCCGGATAATCGAGTCCATGCCGAACGGAAAAGACTATATCCTGTTCTATCTCAAGCTTTTGTGTGAGAGCGTTGACCATGATGGAAATCTCCGTTTCTCCGAGCAGATTCCGTACAATGAAGAAATGCTTGCCACAGTGACAAACACAAATGTGGATGTTGTAAGGAGCGCAATCAAGATCTTTTCCCAGTTAGAAATGATGGAGATCATGGATGATGGAACGTTCTTCATGAATGAGGTCTCGAAGATGATCGGCAGTGCTGCCAACAATGACAATGCCAATCGTCAGAGAAGATTCAGAGAGCGACAGAAACAACTCTTGTTATCCGATAGTTACGAAAACGTTACAAAAAATAACGAGAGTAAGAGTAAGAGTAAGAGTAAGAGTAAGAGTAAGAATATAAAAGAAAAAGATATAGAAAAAGAAAAAACCGCAAAGCGGTTCACACCACCAACCATTGAGGAAGTAAGAGCCTATTGCATTGAGAGACAGAATCATGTTGATCCTGAGAGATTTATAGACTATTACTCCTCAAATGGATGGAAGGTCGGAAAGAATCCGATGAAAGATTGGAAAGCAGCAGTTAGAACATGGGAAAGGTCATCATACTCCATGCCACAGACAAAGGTCGGAGCAAATGGAGTAAAGATCACTAATGATCAGCATGACATCCTTGATGACATTCTGTGAGGTGAACTATGAATCTGATCGAGCATATTGAAAGCATCGAGGCAATGTCCTCGGAGATGATCAAGGCAGAAGAGGGAGACTATATCGTTGATGGTCTTCTGTACTGCCACAAATGCCACACTCCAAAGCAGACAAGGATCAGTCTGATGGGTATCGAACGAAAACCGATGTGTCTGTGCAAGTGTATGGCTGAACAGAAGGAAGCGGAAGAAAAAGAGCGGAAGCGGTTGGAGTTCTTGGATGAGATCCGGAAACTGAGGAGACTGGGATTCCCTGATAAGGAGATGTCAGAGTGCCGATTTGAGTATGATGACCACTCCAATGAGAGAATCACCGGAATCTGTCAGAGATATGTCAAAAACTTTCCTGAGATGAGGAAAAACGGAAAAGGACTGCTCCTATTCGGCAGTGTCGGAACAGGAAAGACATATATGAGTGCTTGCATCGCAAATGCTTTGATAGATCAGGGAATCCCTTGCATGGTCACCAATTTCGCAAGACTCTGCAACACGATATCCGGACTGTATGACAAACAACCATACATTGACGGACTGAACAAGTTCTCTTTACTGGTCATAGATGATCTCGCATCGGAAAGAGACACAGAGTACATGGGTGAGATCGTGCAGGAGATCATTGATGCAAGGTATCGATCCGGACTGCCTTTGATCATCACGACTAATCTCACATCCGAGGAACTGAAGCATCCTGCCGAGATGAGGAAACAGAGGATCTATTCCAGGCTCTTCGAGATGTGCATCCCAGTCGAGGTCAAAGGGAAAGATCGGAGAAAAGAGAAGCTGAAAAAAGAGTTTGAATCATATGAAGATCTGTTAGGTCTGAAGGAGGAAAAATGATAGCACAGGAAGCGGTCAACATCTTGGAGGAGTGGGAGTGCAACATCTTGGATGCTGCGCTCAGAACGTATCTCAGTGAACTCTATACGATCAAAGGGATCTGTCGGAAGCCAGTATTCGTTGATGGAGTTGCAATCGAGGAACAGATCACCATGGTGAGAGAACTGAAGAAGACAGTCCATGCAAGGACAACGAAAGGAAGAGCGGAACATGCGAAAGATTGATGGAGATGTCCTGCTTGACCGACTCTGGGACAAGCGAAATGAGAACGAGTTTACCAAGCATGACGGATATGCCAACATCGGCATCGATCAAGCGATTGAGATTCTCAATGATATGCTTACCAAGGAAGTTGTCTCTAAAAGATGTGAGCATCCGGATGGAGCAATCGTCAGGATCGGAGAGCATGAAGTTGATCCTTGCCTCTATGAGGAGATCGAGAAGTGGGAGAATGTGACTGTAGTGGTCTCCAAATGCAAGAGATGCGGTCATGTCGAATTGGAGTGGCACATGCAGGATGACACAGAAAGGATATTCTGATGATTAGCTACATCGAAACTATGACATTAGTGATCATCATCATCGGATCTGCGGAACTAATGCTGATCTATGCAGTGTTCAAGGGTATTGAGAAACTTTATGAAAAATACAAGGAGCGAAAAAATGAGAAGATTAAAACGGAGCATCATCAGAGCAAGAATGAAGAGACAGGGTATCAGACACATTAACAAGCATCTGAGTAAGGAGTTCAGACATGAGAGTTAAGTTAGATCAGGGAGCATTTGCTCCTACAAGAGCGCATGAGACGGATGCAGGACTTGACCTCTATACACCGGAAGACTTCGTTCTATTGCCTCAGACGAGGATCACGATTGACACTGGTGTGCATATCAAACTGCCTCCGAACACTGTCGGATATATTCGGAGCAAGAGCGGATTGCTTAAAACCGATGGGATCATCACTGATGGAGTCATTGATGAAGGTTATTCCGGAAGCATCGGAGTGACGATCTACAATGCCAGTCTTCATTCGGTATGGTTTGCAAGAGGTCACAAGATCGCACAATTGGTTATTCAGCCAGTCTTATATCCGTCAGTGAAGATCGTAGATGATCTGAACATGGACTCCGAGCGAGGATCTGATGGATTCGGCAGCACTGGGAGGTAAATATGGAGGACTTAATCAGCAGACAGGCAGCAATAGATTACTGTGAGTCGCTAATGAATGTGGAGCGTTTACAGAAAACAGATGGCTGGGGATACGGAAGGGAACGATATAATCAAGCAGAATGCATAATGCAATATATCGAGAACATGCCATCCGCAGGACGTGATTATAAATTCAATGAGTGGTGTACTGATTGCAAAGAATATGACCAAGAACGGCACTGTTGCCCACGGTTCAATGCCGTTATCAGAACCACTATTGAAGACTTGGAAGCGGAACGGAAGAATGGCGTGTGGATCGAAGAAAACACAAGACCAAGGTCGAGTCAGTTCTATTGTTCCGTATGCCATAGAACGGCATATGACCCACAACCGACAAGAGCCAAAGGATGGGTTAAAAGGTGCAGATATGCGTTTTGCCCAAATTGCGGAGCGAGAATGGACGGTGAAGAGAATGGATGATTTAATCAGCAGACAGGCGGCCATAGATGCACTATGGAAGGCACTGTATGAGTATGAGGACAAGACAGAAAAGCAATTTCAAGAATCAGATGAGTTGGATGTCGGAGACTGGATGCAACATC